TTTGTTTATTTTTTGTGAATCATTATAAATGAACATATCAAATGCAGAGAACCTACTTGATCCAAAATCAAACGATAAAGATGAATCTGATAGATCAAATTTAATATTTTGATTTTTCTCAACTAGAATTTGTGGATTAATTCTTGATATTGTACAAGATTTTGCGGAACCAATATTTACAAAAGTTGGATTTTGTTTTGATAATTCAAAACTTTCTTCAACAAGTTTAATAAGATTATTTTGTAAAACGTAAACAAAATACAAACCAGATGACTCAAGATTTTCTGAAGGATCAGATGAATCGTAAATTATTTTATCACCAGTTCTATATTTGTTTTTAGGAACTTGAATGGTATTAGTAGAAGTGTTTATACCCGATACTTCAATATTATCAGGGTCAAATACTATTCTTCTATTAGGATCATCATATTTTACCTTAATAGTAGTTGTAGTAGTTGGATTAACATCTATAAAAACTCTATCACCCCGTGTCAAACCATGTGTTTGAGCAGTAGAAACTTTGACAACATTATTTGAAATTCTTCCAGTAAGAACATCCGAGATATTAGTATTAAAACTATGAATATCTCCTACACCAGAATTTACAAAGTATAATAATCCTCCTGCGTTGTTATCAGTACCAACATAAATTCCTTCAGAATTTAAACCAACTTTTTGACTTGATATTCCGATGATATCCTTTGATAAAGGAATTGCAAATAAATTTTTAGTCTGTTCTAAATTAAAAAATGGAGTGCCTTCAACACCACTCCAAACTAAAATTGATGTACCACCATTTGTAGAATAAATTATAGGTGTATTTAAAGATAACTGATTATCGGGTATAAGAATTTGTTGTTGATTTAGTCTAATTTGTGTCGCACCCAAACCTGGATTTGAAAAAGTTATAGTTGTTGCAGTTCCAACTGTTTCTGTACCAATACCCAATGATTCACTTGGTATAAAATAAAACTGGCTATTAGTGGTAAGATTTTTTTCTTCATCTATATTTGAAACGAACGAGAATTTTCTAGGATCCTCCCTTACAATAGTTCCTGATGAATGTGCTACACCAACTGTATTATCAATTTCTCTTAATATTCTTATTCTACTCGATTCCTTATCAATATTAAGAACTTTTACTTTTTCATCTTCAATTTTCAAAACATCATTTGATCTAATTACATTTCTGTCTAGTGGTCCTGAAACAGATACGTATGTTACAATACCCGTTGTAGTATTAGTTTTTAAACCTACTGGCAATAACCATGTTTGACTTGATATTCCTACCGAATATGGTCCAGCAAAATTTTTATAATACGGTGAAATATTATCAATGAATATAGTATCACGAGGTAATAAATTATGTGGTATTGTGGTAAATCCAACAAAACTATTGTTGTTAAAAATTGATGAAAACTCAACATCATTAAAAAATGTTGTTGCAAGACTAACATTATCTACAAGTTTACCTTCAATAACAGATACTTTGTAATTTAAGTTTCTACCAAATGTACCACTTGAATCAAAATTTACTTGATCACCAACGGCATAATTATCTCCTGAATTAATTATATCGAGTCCATCAACTATTCCATCAGATGTGGCTGTAACATCTAAAGATTGATTTATTAAACGATCTGAATTGAAAATATAATCATATTCACTATTACCACCATTAGTAAAATAATATGTGGTATTTCTAAAATAATCTTCAGATACTATATCAAAATCAGTTTGATTGGAAGTTCCTAAGAAATTAAATTGCTCTGGTACAGATCTAAACTCGTTACCTATCACATATGGGAATAAAGGTCTTCTGAAATTTTTAAATGGTCCGGTACTATCGACACTATCTGATATTGTGCAGAAATATGCGTATATACCATTTGGAAAATCTGGGGTAACACAAAATCTACCATTTGACTCATCCAGATCTCCATTACCAGTAAATTCGTAATCATTTGTAAAGAAACCATTTGGAAACGAATCAAAAGAAGGTCTATTTTTGAAATTATCAGTTAATTGATATCCACTGACCATTCTCTTGATACCACCAGTACCATCAACATTTTTAAAACCATAAGGACCATATATTGGATTACCATCATATGCCCATCCAACTATTGGAGAGTGGAAAGTGTTTGATTCCTCCTCTCCAGATTCATTAAGTGTTAGATCAAAAATACCATACTTTAAGTTATCTTTCGAAAAACCACTTATAACATTTAATGATGATCTAAGAGGTCTAGGTGCATAAAGTGCTGATAATTGAAGTGATTCATTTACAATATTTGTTTCAACTATGGAATCATCATTTAAAATATTTGCAAAGTTTCTTTCAAAAAGATTTACGTTCCACGGTCTAATACCTGCATTTACTTGAGCACCAATCCCAGTGGATATAACATTTAAAAATGTTTTTCCAGTTTGATACCCTAAACCACCACTTTGAACAATGACACTATCTAGTACTCCATTTTTTATAATAGGAACCAATATTGCAAAATTTCCAGTTTCACTTACTATCTGTATATCTGGCGGGCAATTATAATTGGATCCAGGAGAATTGATAATTACCTCTGTTATTTTTCCATTATTGATAATTGGTGTTATTTTCGCACCACTTCCTGATTCAAAAGTAACATCCGGCTGTCTTAAAAAATCTATTATTGATTGAGAACCATATCTTTTTCCACCGTTTGTTAAATCAATCGATTGAATAGAACCTCTGACCACTGGTTGTAATTTTGCATCAAATGACAAATCATTTCCTATGAATGGTTAAGCTGCAATTAAAAACTCACTATCATCTGAAACCTGAACAAAAAAGTCATGATCCTCAGGTGGGGCAAATTCATCCGTTAAAATAATTACCTCATTTTCAGAAAATGCTAAAACATTTTCTGGAGTTATAATGTTCTGATCTACAGGTGATTCTATTAGAAAAAGTTCATCAAAATCACTTGTAAAAGTTTTATTAAATACGACTGGTTCTCCTCCTTCTGTTTTAATTTCTATTGGTTTATAGTTGAAAGAACCTCTACCAAGAGTTTTAAAATCAATAATAATATTATTATCAAAATAAAAATCTTTTGATGTTGTTCCAACACCAACTTCTGTAAGTGAGAATGCATCATCATTAATTTTTATAACATAATAATCAGTATCTTCTGATAAATCTCTTACTCTTCTTTTATCTGGATCCCTTTCATACCTAACTATCTCTTTTGATTCATATCCATGATTTTTTATTTCTACTTGATTTGATGCAGTATTAATACCAAATTGTGGAATTGACCTCTTTTTATTTTCATAACCTACACCAGGATTCGTTACTACGATACTTGAAACAACTAACTTTGAATCTGCAGATGTGAATTTTTGTAATCCATCACCAAAATCTTCTAATACAACTGTATTGAGTCCAACTAATCCGTCTGATTTTGTATTATGTAAACTAATTTCTGATTCGGTTGTGACGAAACAAAAATAACCTGCATTTGTAGATAAACCAGAAATAATTTTTGTTTTTCCTGGTTCATATATTAATCTCTCACCATCAGTCAATCTATGAGGCTCATCAAAAATAATTCTATTATTTACAAGATCTACATTTGATGGAAAATTTGCAACAAATTTATTTACTCTTTTCTCAGGCCTTGTTCTTGCTACTGCGGTTGCACCACTTCCATTACCACCAGTAATTTTTATTGTAGGTACTTCATTATATCTTCCAGGATCTGTGACATCAATTCTTACTATGTTACCAATAACATTACAACTTCCTGTTGCACCTGTACCAACCTCGTCTTGTATGTTAAGAACAGGTGGATTAATAACATCGTAACCAGACCCTCCATTAGTGATCGTAAAATTTAGTATATCACCATAATACACACTATTGGATGACTTATAATTAAGTAACTCAAGTCCATTAAGAAATATACCTGTATAACCAAATTCCGTTTCAAAAATATTTTCTTTTTTTACTGGTTCAAGAATTTTTCTGTAAATTCCTTGTGGTTGAATAGTTTTTTGATAAAACTCAAGTAAACTTATTGTTGCATCCTCTACAGAGCCATTGAATATGATATAATTTTCCTTTGATAAATCACCTTTACTTCTTGACAGGTTTATACTATCACTATCAATTCTATGAACGAAGTAAGTTCCTGAATTAATTTCTTGGAAACCATTTCCATTAGATTCAAAATAGACTGCATCACCGGTGTAGAATCCATGATCTGGAATGGTTGTTGGATTAGTGGGGAGTGTAAGAACATTTGTACTTAACAGTGATGTAGAAAATGTTATTTTCTTATCATATGTATTAGTTTGAACATTATTATATTTTGGAATCGAGTTAGATGCTATAATTAAACTTCCATCAAATTTTGCATAAGTATTTTGAATGTTTGCGGCAAAATTACTTAAGAATGGATATTTTGTTGAACTTCCTTTTAGTAGTTGATTTTCAAGAAAAAATTCTCCTATAGTGGGAATTTCTTCATTAAATGAAACATTTATATTATTAGGTGATGAAACTCTTGTTACAGTACCTAATATTGAAATTGTAGAATCCTCATTCTCATATCTTACAAGATATCCTTCTTTAAAGAAAACTTTGTTGAATAATGTAAATTGGTAAATGTTTAGATCTTGATCAATTACTTCACTAGTTTCTATTTTATATTTTGTCTTTACATTAAGAATGTAATCATTATTTTTCTTTCCAGGTGCCTCGTAACCTAAAGACTTTATTTCAATGGTATCATTTTTTTTAAAATAAGAAGTGGGATCATTCTGAATAAAATCTTTTAAAGTTGATGTAAATCTAACTTTTATTTCTTTTGACGTGTCAATACCTACATATGCATAAGAGAAAGAATCAAGTTTAATATCAGTCTTTTTATTTACACTATTTGTAACATTCTCTACATTAAAAAATTGATTTACTGTTTTACCACTATATGCAATCGAAATTTCATTATCATCAATATCACGAGTGATAAGATTACCAAAATCAGGAAAATCTATGGTTGAATCAACATTAATTACAGTAGCACCAATACTTATCGTATCTAAAACCTTAGTTAATGGATTTGGTTTAAATTCTCCAAAAATAGAACCATTTACATCACTATCACGTTGGAAACCAGAATCAATACTTATTTGAAAGTATTGGAAATTTTCATAAGGAATCTGTTGAACATTAGATACGGATCCTCTTGCGTTTGTTCTATTTTGAAATATTGTAAGATTTTTTAAATCAAGAGGATTTCCTTGAAGTCTCTCTACAACAAAGTCTTTTGTTACTTTATAATTAGCATTAGATGGTGTAAAGAGAAATTTAGAAGGAAGAATTACCTCAACGTCTTCACCATATAAAGCTCTAAAAAGAATTTCATATGATTGATTACTACCTTTAGATCCGTAAAAACTTTTTGCGTTGTATATAAAGTTTTTGGTGTCTAAACCTTCAAAAAAACTTCTTTCTGAAAATCCTGGTGTAAACTGTTTTTTTAATTTTATTAAAAATTGCTTGAGAAATAATATGTTAAGGTTTTCGACAACTGCACCAGTAGAATGACTGTTTACTTCAGTTTTTTCAAAAGTAAGTTCATTCGGTTTACCAGTAGTAATGTAAGTTGTTATACCACTAAACCCTCTTGTACAATTTTGGAATGTATTTGATGTTTTAGATTCGTATAAAATAATCTCATCATCAATTTTTATAATACCATATGTATCAGAGAAACCAACAGTAGATGTAACTAGTATTTCAGGATCAAAAGATCCAATATCTAAATCTCTTTGAAGAATTGTTGAGTCTACAAGATTGGTTAATTCTTCAACCTTTACGTATTGATCAATATTATTTGCAATATCGATAGGGCCACTTTTATATTCTTGTGATACATAATATTGCTCCAAAAATTCTGTTAAGAGAGGAAAATCCTCTCTTACATATCTTGGTAATTGACTTGAAAGAATGTCTTGAAATTTGACTCTATCTACTGCCATTTTATTTGAGTACTAAAGAGATAATATGATAACAGTTATTTTAATCACTAAAAATAATTAAATATTAGTAATAGGGTTTCCCCTTACTAATTTGTTTGATCCATAACTTGAAGATACAATATAATTTGTACCTGATAGGTCGTTTCCAGAGGAAATATTATCTGGAATAACATCAACTGTTGTATTATTTACATCGAGTTGTAGATAGAGATCTTGAAGACCAATCACATCATTTGATATAGGAGTGGTTGAAATTTGAATTAATGGTGTATCTTGACTTACAACTGTAGAAATTATATTGATTGGATTTAATTTTATTTCACCTTTGACATAATCTATGGAACCAATGTTTCTTTTTACTATAATAGGTTCTGTAGGTGATACTAATTTGAACAAGAACAAAGAACCCTTTTCAAGATTTCCTGTAGGAGCATCTCCTAAGTAAACAATACCACTTATACCACTTACAGTAAATCCAGATGATTTAATATTATAACCTACTAGTTTTCCATTAAATACTGCCTGAGTACCAGGATTCTTCACTAAAATTTGATTACCAAAACATAATTCATATTCTGCAAATTTATTGAGTTGGGCAGTAATATCTCTTCTCATACCTATGTTAGTAATATTAGATGTTACTGCATCACTACTTTTATCAATGATACTTTGAAACTTGGAATATTTAAATCTTGCACCAAATTTATTCAATTCTGTAGAATCTGCATAATTTTCAATATTTTGAGTTACAATATTTTGTACAGATGATGGAGAAGATGCAAGATTTGAATTATAGTAAACTTCACAATCTGCTTCTACAAATAAGAACTTCAAATCAATGATTTCAGGTCTAATTCCTGCAACTGAAAATTGTTTAATTTTTTGTTGTAAGTTTTGTTTAATGCTAGAAGGTATAAAAACACCATTAAATGGTTTAATACTTACAAAAACTTTTCCAAATTGTGGTGGTGTAAGATCTTCTCCACCAAATGCTGATACAGACTGTGCTTCTGGGTAAATTTGAGGTATTAATGCCTCATAATCACCGGCAGTAACTGCACGATTTTGTGCGGAATAGATTTGAGGTGCATATTTTTTGACAGATTCAACTGTTTCTATACTTTTTCCACCACCAGAGGGTTCATTTGTGCTGATTAATGATATACCATTGGTTACAAATGCACCCTTATCATCAACAACAACACCAATAAATGAAAATCTACTGATATTATTGGCAATTTCACCACTAGATGTGATATAACTTGCCTCAATAAAGTTTTGATTTTCTAATTTTACACCAAAAACTCCATCACCGAACAGTAATTCGTATCTTTCCTGCTCAATTTCTTGAATAAAGTATGATCTTGTGTCTTTTGTGACATTAAAAAGACTATTAAACTGTTCAAATTCTCTAGAAACTGTAGATTCTTGTGTATCTTTTACAATTACCGATATTAAATCAGTGTCAATTCCTGTATTTGGCAAAATAAACTTCTGCTCAAAGTTTTCTGAGTTGACAGTAAACGTTTGAGTAATAAATGTTCCTTCGAAAATGTCAATATTAATGAAATTTGCCCTTCCTGTTGAATCCACAGGGACAGTAATATCATTTAAAATCGAAAATATGAAACTTCTTGATACATTAGGTGAAATTGATCTTGAAGTAAATGAAGCACCTGCCTTTAAAGTCGCCGTTACTGCATTTGATCCAGATAAGTCAATAACAAATGATACATTTGCTTTTGCTGATTTACGTGATCTCGGTACATATCCTATATTTCTTGCTAAAGATACAATATTTTCTCTTAATGTTGCACTATCAATGAATACCTCATTTGATACCATATTGGCATTATATGAGGTAATGTAAGTATTATATGCTAAAGTGTTTATGATCGTACTTAGATTAGATCCCTCATAATCATAGTCAGTAAAATCTGAATTAGCTTTAAGGTAATCCTTTATGGATTCCTTAATCTGATCAAAATCTAAGTTGGCGAAATTAACTAAAGGCATTTACCTAGTGGGTAGTAAAACAAATTCTAACTCTTGTGTTGGCACATTGATTCCAATAATATCGTAGACGATTCTCACATTAAATTCATTGTCATCAAAGATCGGAGTTACTATAGTTTGTTGTAAACTCACTCTTGGTTCATAATTTTCAATTGTATTCTCAATTTCTGACGCAATTGACTCTGCAGTCAAATTATCCATGTTTTCAAATAACAATGCGTTTACATTTGATCCTATATTCGGATTAAAAGGTACATCACCAGGTTCTGTAAGAATTAAATTACGAACAGAACGAGCAATGGCATTTTCATTTCGAATAGTAATAATATCAAAATTAATCGGATTAGCCTTAAACGTAGCACTTACGTCCTTAAAACCTAAACTGACTCTTTGGACAGGCACAGATCTGATACAACAATTCTTAAGTTATTTATTACTGAAATTATAAATTTTATTCTGTCAATATATCGGGTGATTTATCTTCATTCTCCCAAAAATCTTTATAATCTACTTCACTGGCTTCATAAAAACCATCTTCTCTCACTTTCTTCTTATTCTTTGGTGTCTTCTGATCGTGATTGATTTCTCTGAGAAAATTCTTATCCATCTATAATAAACCCCAATCTACGATAATCATTGTCTTCTATATATCTCTCGACTTTATCCCCTTCCCATATAGGAATGACTGAATCATTGTTATAACGAAAATCTGGATTGGCTCTTAGATGTATCTCAATTAGATTTCCATCAATATATTCACAATTGATCCAATCATATCTCTTACTTATTTCTTTGAAGAGATGTGGTAATGGTATGTCTCTTTCTACCTTATACCACTTCTTCCACTTGTACAACGGATCCTGAGAGTCTCTCTCACCCTTTACAACTAGTTCCTGTTGCCCCTGATAATAATCAACTGATATATGCTCACCTTCAAACATCTCACACCAAAACTCACCAGGATGTAAATGTTCAGTATCACTCTCCAAATAATCCATCCGAGCGTATCTTCCCATACCCATGAAATTAATACATGGCCTGATAATATAAATGCCAGATGAAGGAACTTCTAAACCCGCAGGTCCACAAGTATATCCTAACATCTGGCTGATCTGTAACTTATTATAAATCCATAAATCTTGAGGATGAATTGATGACCACTCATCCTCAACAGTCATCTTATACTTATTCTTCTTCATCTAATTCTTGAAATGATAATCTAAGTATCATTACTATATAATAGCTCACTCCAAATAAAAGTATTAACATACAAATGATAATACTCCATGTTACATCAGTGACATGATTGAGTGGTCGAAGAATTAGATTCATATATTAACGTCCCTGTCCACGATACCTTTTTGGTTTACCATTTCGTGATGATGCTGCGTACTTTGTATGTTGACTTGAACCTTGTCGAGTCTTCTTTGGACGCGACTCAATCATTGATTGACCAGTCAGAGACTTCTTAATCTTTGCCATAACTTTACCTGACGACTTTATTACTATAGAGAAAAAAAGGGGTCTTGTCAACCCCTCTTCTGTATCTTACCAAATATTATACACTTCTTACATCCAGGGCCGAGACATTCCCAACCCTTATGACACTTCTCACATCCTTTACCACCACAGCCATTACAAACAGGATGATAATCAGATAACCCTCGTTTTTTCATGTCCTACTCGAATCCTTGGATCACACCAGATCTCATATCCAGCTTCAATGGCATCCAAACAGAAGGATACATCTTCTCCACACATATCTTGTACTGCACCACTTTCAAAAACTTGCATCTTCGGTGCAAACCATGGATACTTCATCTTCTTATTTTCAAAGACTCCATGTTGAATCATCACCCATCCGAATCCTGTATAGTCAACAGTAAAAGGCTTCTTACGCTTACTAATACCATCAACCATCTCATGATTCATTACACCACCATTATTCCTGAAGTCATCTTCTTCTAACCAATGTGCAACAGAAGTCGTCCGCCCATCCTCAGTAGAATACCAACCAGCAACAATTTCCTTCTCTTCGCCTTCAGAGTTTACGGCCAAGTCACAAAGCTGCCAGAA